ACCAATTTGTTTACTGCTTTCTGGGGAGATTACATAGCTGAGATAACAAGCAAGGATAGCAAGCTTCTTAGTTGCTATTTATATCTGACTGTCGAAGACATTTTTTCTTTGAATTTTGCTCGATTGATTTACATTGATGGAGCTTTATGGAGATTAAATAAGATTGTCGATTTTAATCCAGCCATGCCAGAAACGACTAAAGTAGAATTATTAAGAGTAATTGAATTAACATACGCAAGCTAATGGCAGTAAATGAAACGGTAGGTATAAATCTTGTAGCGGACACCAAAAGTCTGAGAAGCCAATTAAGAGAGGCAACTTTAGAGTTAGCTAAACTACAAGATACTGCTGGAGCTTCAGCAACTCAGATAGCAGCGGCAGCAAAAAGAGCAGCCGAGTTAAAGGATCGTATCGGAGATGCTAAAGACACAATCGAAGCATTCAGTCCAGATGCTAAGTTTAAGGCTTTCTCTCAATCTATTCAAGGAGTAGCAGGAGCTTTTGCAGGAGCGCAAGGAGCTTTAGCTTTGTTTGGCGTAGAATCAGAGAATGTACAAAAGCAATTGCTAAAAGTGCAAGCTGCTTTAGCTTTATCTGAAGGATTAAACACAGTATTCTCTTCAATTGATGGCTTTAAAAACTTAGCGTTGGTATTAAGAACGCAAGTAGTAACTGCATTCTCTACGCTAAGAGGCGCAATCGCAGCGACTGGAATCGGAGCTTTAGCTATTGGATTAGGTTTGTTAATTGCAAACTTTGATAAAGTAAGCGCAGCGGTTTTAAAAGCTATTCCTGGCCTCCGCACTTTTGCTAATTTCATAGGAAATATTACTCAGAAGGTTACAGATTTTGTAGGTATTACTTCGCAATCAGATAGAGCTTTAGAACTATACGCTAAGAACTCTGCTAACAGAAAAGCAACTTACGAGAGAGAGCTAAAAGTATTAGAAGCGCAAGGCGGACAAGAGAAGAAGATTTCAGAACTGCGCAAGAAAATAGTTCAAGAGGACATTAATGTTTTAGAGGCTAGAAAGCGTAACGGCAAGCAATTGTCTGACGAAGAAAATAAGAATCTAAAAGATGCTTATAATCAGAAAGTAGTTATTGCTGAAGGTTATAATGCCAAAGTAAAAACGGCAGAAGAAAAGCAAAAATCTCAAGCTCAATTAGATCAAGAAGAGTCTATTAAACTTTTTGAAGAGGAGCAACACAGAAAGTACGAAGCTTACGAGGCTAATGAGAAAAAGATTTACGAGGATAGAACTAAAGAGGCAAAAAATGCTACTTCTATATTAGACAAAATTGAAGCGCAAGGCGAGAAGAACCAGATGCTTCGCATGGCTAGAATCGATAAAGCCATTAAAGGATTCAATGCTTCAGAATTACAAGTAACTCAATTAACGCAAGACGCAAAGCTTTCTATTATTGGAAATGCAGTAGGAGCGGCAGCTAATTTAATTGGAAGAAATACATTAGCAGGAAAGGCTTTGGCTATTGCTCAAGCTACGTTAGACACTTACGCAGGAGCTAACAAAGCTTTGGCAGCTTATCCGCCTCCATTTGGTGCGATTGCAGCGGGTACAGTTATTGCTGGTGGTCTTGCAAACGTTAACGCAATTGTTAATACTCAGATTCCGCAATTTGAAGGATTTAGCGGAGGCGGAAATATTAGCACTCAAGCTTCAGCTCCAATAGCTCCAAGATTTACTCCTCCAGCTCCAACGGCTTTAGACTCAGCAAGCTTAAACACAATTAGCAACGTAGTAGCTAGAGCTTATGTAGTAGAATCTGATATTACTGGAAGCCAAAAAAGAATTAAAAGAATAGAAAACGCAGCAAGAATATAACTATGGAATTACCAATTTACCAGCTAGAGATTAGCGATGATTTAAACGATGGCGCAGAAGTAGACTTCGTAGCGTTAGTAGATAGACCAGCAATTGAGCGTAACTTCTTAAAATTTAAAGAAGCGCGTTCTAATTTCGCTATTCAATCGGAAGATAGAAGAATAGTATCAGGAGCTTTGATGCTTGCAGATACTCCTATCTATCGCAACGATCAGAATGGAGAATACTATGTAACCTTCACAAAAGAAACGATTGAGAAAATAGCACAGAAGTTTTTTAAGAAAGGCTACCAGTCAAACGTAAATTTGATGCACGATGAAGCGCAAGCAGTTGAAGGTATTACTTTATACGAATCATTCATCGTTGATTCAGATAGAGGCATAGCTCCAATGAAAGGATTTGAGGACGCTCCAGAAGGTTCTTGGTTCGGAAGCTTTAAGGTTGAGAATGAGGGTGTTTGGCAGAAGATTAAGAGCGGAGAATTTAAAGGATTTTCAGTTGAAGGTATATTTAACTACAAGAAAGAGAAGCAACCGATGAGCGTAGAAGAGGCAATGTGGTCGCAGATTGTAAGCATCTTAGAGCAGGTTAAACGATAAAGTATTTTAATTAATTTATTTATAAACAAAAGTAAAACAAACAATGACAGTTAAAGAAGGAATTGAGCAAATCAAAGTATTGCTTTCTGGTCAAACAGAAGTGCAAGCTGAAGAGGTAGCACAAGAGCCAGCAACTGAGTTGAGCTTCGAAACGTATGATCTTATGGATGGTACTAAAATCGATTTATCAGCTTTGGAAATTGGCGGAGATGCTATGCTTGTAGACGAGTCTGGTAATTCAGTTGCTGCTCCTAGTGGAGAGTATGAGTTAGCAGATGGCACGATGGTTTCAGTAATGGACGGTAAGAT